AAATTGAAAAGTGAAATTATTTATTTAATTAATGAGGTAGTAGGGGAAGATGAAATAGGAAACCAAATCACTTCCTCTTTTACTTCTACAAAAAGTTATGCAAAAAAGCAAAGTGTAAGGACAAATGAGTTCTATAATGCTACAATGAATGGTTTAACTCCAAGTTGTGAGTTTGTAGTTAAGAGATTAAATTACAATGGACAAGATGAATTAGAGTGGAATAATGAAAGATATTCAATAATCAGGACAATTGATCCAAAGAATAAGTTTGATATTGTTTTAGTATGTGCAAAGAAAATAGGTGTTAATTAATGACATACTCATCAATTATTGATATTAATGAAATACTAGGAGAATACTCAAAAGATTTGGATGATGCTTTATATGAACAAGCAAAAGAAATAGCCAAAGAAGGAGTCCAAGATTTAAAAAGGACATCTCCTGTAAATAAAAAAAATACTCAAAATAGAGGTAGATACAAAAGAGGATGGAGAATGGAAATTGAAAAAGGTTTTGGAACTGTAGAAGCAGTAATACACAATAAAACTGATTATCAATTAACTCATCTTTTGGAAAAGCCACACTTAACTAGAAGTGGTGGAATAACAGTACCACAAGTACATATTGCACCTGTAGAAGAAAAGTGTATAAAAGAGTTTGAGGAAAAAATAACAAGAAAGATTGAGGCAGGATTATGACACATAAACAAGTATTTGATATGCTAAAAACATTAAATATACCTGTAGCATACGACCACTTTGATTCCAATAAGGAAGTTCAACCACCATTTATAGCATATAGAGAAATTGCACCAGAAACATTTAAAGCTGATTGTATAACATACTATAGACCATATGAGTTTGAAATTGAATTAGTTACAGACAAAAAAGATGTTTCACTAGAAGGTCAAGTTGAAACATTATTAACAAATAATAAAATCCCATATGATAGAGAAAATGAAATATGGGATGAAGATGAAAAAATCTATCATAACTTTTATGAAATATAATAGGAGGTATAAATATGGCAAACAAAGTTAAGTTTGGATTATCAAATGTATATATATCTAAAATCACTTATGGAGCAAATAATGCAATAACTTATGGAACTCCATTTGCATTACCGGGAGCAGTAAATCTATCACTAGATCCAGCAGGAGAAAGTGCTGATTTCTATGCTGATAATACAAAATATTTTAGTGATTCAACAAGAAATTAATCATAATATAGAACCAAATATTAATGAAAATAAAAAAATAATTAAAAAGAAAAAAATGGTTGA